ACAGGATTCTACGAGGAGAAAATAAAAACTATCAATCTATTACAATCTGTTATAGTGGTTGGGGTTCCGAGGGTTTGAGGAAATGTGGATAAATAAATTTATTTCAAAAGAATATAATTAAAGTATGGTCAAATTATGGTCATGCTATGGTCAGTGCATTTTATCCTCTCATTTTGGGAGGATTTTTTTTATGCAATCGAATCTCCAACGCTTTTTAATATCTCCAGGAACAATGGCAGCATTCTGATTAAGCAGTAACCAAGTCCTACACCTTGGATGCGACTCCATGCTTTGTCACCCTGACCGAACATGAAATAAAAGCAGTTAGCCAGGACCATGACAGAAGCAACTGGAAATGATAATGCGATTAGAATTTCTACTACAGGATCCAATGCATGCGCTAATGTATTCAGTGTAGTATCTGCGATATGAGAAGTTATTCCATTGGCAACGACTGATTCCTCTGCATGAGCATGAGTGACAAAGGTAAACGGCACGACTACCGGAGCCGCCACCTTCGCCAATTTCTTTGCTCTGTTCTTTTTCACTACAGGCTTCCTATCCATAAACTCCCCGATAGTCATGCTGTGCGTTCTCATGTTGTCTTACCTCCTAATGAATGTCTTGTTGAGTAAATACTTTAAATGGCAGTCCTTCGCATGCTTGTGTCAACTGCTTCCTACGCAATTCTGTCGCTGTCAGCCATATAAGAGTTGGTCGCTTACCTTCTATAGAAAGACCGCGATCATACAAAGTTTTATATGAAGCAATCTTTTTTCGGTTTTCAGCCATACTTTGCTGCAAATCCACTTCCAAAAAGTGACCCCGCCCCCTGCTTTTAAACATGGCGTCACATATTATCTTCGTTTGACCGTCTGATATCTCAATTTCATTCTTCCAATCAGCCGGCCGTCCTGCAAATATATAGAAGTCATTACGCGCTATACAGTGATCTGCGTAGTTACCTTTCTTCCGTACCTTCTGGCTGTCTACATACTCCCTTCCTTCTTTATTAAGATAGTAAATCGTTTGGTAGCCTTCTCTGTACGAGCTAAGATAGTCTTTCATGCCACCGAGGATTCGATTAGCATTACGGACACTACCTAGACTGAACAGTTTTATCAGCTGATCCCGATTAAGAAAGTCGAGTTTCTTTAAAAGTAACAGTATGTTCTCTTCTCTTTGGCTTAATTTCTTCATAGTCCTTCTCCTTTTTAGCTACGATATTTATTTTTACGGCATCTTGTATGGCAGCTGCTGTGATTACTGGAGTCTGGACGATGATGCTATTGTCTGCTGTTTGATATATTGCCCTTCCTTTTACTTGTGGTAGCTTCTCTGCACCTTCATTGTCGAGCACCACCCGGCTGGCTGTTCCATTCTGCACCCGGAAACATATTTTTGTATCGCTATTCTGCTTACACTGACGAGGGATAACGTCACCAGTAGGGTATTGAGTAGCGAGTATCTGACGGAAGCCGAGACCAGCTCCTAGACGCGCTATTTGACTCATGTATTTCTGGCATTCTTCTTTTAGTTCTCTTTCGGCTTTGGTTACTGCCTCGGAAGGATTAAGTTCTCCGGCTTCGTCAATAATCACGAAGTATCGATCCTTGATGCCCGCTTCCCATATTTTCTTTTTGCCTTTATTCCTGACTAACTCCTGGATGTTTCGCATCTTCTCATAAGCTTCTTTTAATGCTTGCAAGGCTTCCTCTGGCTCATATGCAAAGGCTTCGGTCTGACGGATGTTTTCGTAGTCACAGAGCTCCACACCGCCCTTTAAGTCGATTAGATAGAAGTGGACATGATCAGGCTTAGTTTTGAGTAAGCTGGAGATAATACTATTGATGTAATTTGACTTACCGTATTGGGTAGCACCACCTAGAACAATGTGTGGCAGCTTCTCGAAGTCGTGCAGCAAGTATTCGTTCTTCTGCCGAGTAATGCCGACAGGAACCTTCCATCCTTCTCCTGCAGCATAAGGCAATTGCTTTGGTAGAGGATGATCGTACACCCTGATAATCAGAGCGCCATCATAAGACAACTCTATCTCTTTTCGGTTGGTCAGCTGCTTCTGGTACAAGTCTTGTATCTGCCGGATAATATTTTTGTCCAGGCGTAGATTCTTGAGTGCTTTCAGATCGGGCAGATTGAGCTTCAATCGTCTGCGATTCAATCCATCTTCCAGGACATCCTGCTTTGCTGCAAAGTCGTTGAAAGAGCGTCCCAGAGGTATCCGGTAACGGTACTCAGTGCCCCAATCATATTTGCGCTTCTTTAGCAGCTGCGTTGTGTAATGCTTACCTCCATGCTTCACATTGAGTCCGGACAGAGTGAATATTTGCTGTATCTTATCGGAATCATTGCTCGTTTCGGACTGCCGATATTTTGCGTACAAAGCTACACCGCCAAAGCATGCAATCGTGATTCCTTCAAATAACATTGCCCCACTCCTTTCGCTGCGCCACCCCGGTTATCTTATGAAATAAGAGTTGCTGCCATCGGGTATTCTCAAACTGTCTGTACTTCGATTGAAGCTCTAGCATCTGGAACATTCCAGAACGAGCTGGTAGGGTGGAAATCGATTTGGTCATACATTAGGTATACGAATCTGGTATATGTCCTATTACAGGAAATTTTTTGGGACTAGATTTATTTATTTTGGGGCATTATAATAGGAACAAATGTTCTTATGGGAGTGGACAAAATGGACATACATGAGCGTGGTACGAAGAAATGGACTTCACTAATGATGCCGGAGCACCATGGCATGCTGCAGAAGATGTGGTCTAGTTTACTGGACGAGGAAATGCCGGTCATTTCTGAGGATAAGCAGGAAGATATGCAAGTGGATATTGAATGCGCTGTGAAGTACGACAAGGAAATCAGGGTTACATACCATGAGGGAAGGTCTATTGATACAGTAGTTGGTAAGGTTGCTTCAGTTAATCATCGGCAAAGAAGACTGGAAATGTTAGTCCCCGAGGAATATGGATTAGTTTTTATTCCTTATGACAAGTTAGTGGATACAGAGATAATGTAATGGAGATACTTATAAAGCAAGGCATTCTCCGCAAACATAGAAAAAGCCCCTCCAATTAAGGAGGGGTTGTTTTGTTTAGAACATTACGTTCCAAGTAGCAGGACCAACAATACCATCAGCAGACAATCCTTTACGCTTTTGATATGCTTTTACCGCTGATTCTGTTCCACTTCCGAAGATACCGTCAGCTTTGACATCGACAGCACGCTGGATGCGTTCAACATCCTTACCGCGTGAACCTTTCTTGATTAGCTTACCTGGATAAGGAACGACGGCAGAACCGGATGCTTTGCTAGTCGTTGCCTTTGCAGCTGGCTTCTTATATGAATCAATCGCCTTAGCAGTTGCCGGACCATAGATACCATCAACAGTGATACCCGCTGCTTTCTGCAATGCTTTAACTGCTGATACTGTCTCATCGCCGTAATCTCCATCTGCTCCGTATTTAGGAAGTGAGAATCCTTTGGAGATAAGTTTGTTTTGCAAATCCTTAACAGCTTCTCCTTTGCTACCTTTTCGCAACACTTTTTCCGGATTGGAAGCTACAGCTGAGGCTGTTTTGGTCGGCTGCTTAATTTTGACGTTTGTATTACCATCCCATGCGTCATAATACTTTTTAACATCAGCAAGGAACTCTTTCCATGTAACTCCGTTAGGATTTAGCCAGCTGTCCGGGTCACTGCGTCGTTCAGGATCCAATGATTTATGGTTAGCAATACGAGTAGTTGGGTTGATTCCGAACTTCTTGCATAGATAAGCATGATACCAAACAAAACGATCATACGCTTTAGCGAAGTTACCAGTCCGGCACAGCTCTGTTCCGATAGCATCATCATTGGAGTCATCACCGAAGCGCTGGTTGTCATATGGTTTCTGGTACTGAACGTGGAAAGCCACTTCATCGAGTGGAATAATTTCAAGAATAACACCATCATCAATGAATGTATGAGCAGACGCTGCAAGCTTTGTATTCTGAAAATAACTATAGTGATCGTGAGCATCAGCGCTATTATTTGCTGTCTCGTGTGAAACTAAGAAGCTCGGAGTTCCACCTGTTAGTTTTCGGCGTGGCCGTGCAACCTTGTTTGTGATGTATTTCCGTTCAATTGTATATTTGTCTTTAATAGCCATATATGATTCCTCCCTTATTTAGATGTCCCAGAACGCTTAGCGATAACAGCTTCATACAATCCAGTTGCAGCCAGACCAGCGATACCACCAGACCATAAACGATGCACCAGATCCAAGTCGGTAAAAGGATACGCTACAGCACCTACTGCCAAGCCGATGACAAAAGCAATAATTGGAATAAGGTTGTTCGGTACATTGACCGTTTTCTTTACAAGCTGTACTAATGCTGCAATGATTGCCCCTAATGTTGTCGCGAAAATCAATACTTCTTCCATATTAACCTCTCCCTTTTGTGCATAATAAAAGCCCTACAGCTTGTCCTGTAAGGCTTCAGAATTAAAAAAAGAATTTTCCGGTAGCGAAAAATCCTAGAATCAACAATATAACTTTTACAATGTCTGTTATTAATGCTCGCCAACCTTGGTCTTTTCCGGCTGCTTCTGCAACCCTGTTGACTGATAGTCCTATCTCTTCCATCTTCTCGCTTAAATTAGAAAACATTATTTCAATTCTTCCCTGACTTGTAGCGAGCTTAGTTATCTTTTTGTTGGATTCCTCTAGATCATCTTCCACTTCTTTTTTGAAGTCCCTTAACTCTGTTTTCAAGCTTTCTATCTCTCTCTGTTGACTATTCAGCTTGTGCTCCACCAACTCTGCATTTAATTCAGCCATTTCTCGAATCAACCTCCCGTATCCCCCATAAAGCTAACAAGGCTATGGCGATGAAAGTACCAAAGCCAATACTGAACCAACCAGAACCCATAAAATAAGCAACAGAAATCATGGAATAAATAAAAGCGGAGATTAATAACCCCGCTTTTCGTAGAATGACTTTTCTGGCAGCCAAGCCTATTATTTTTACTCCTGCACCGACGACGAACACAACCCCTAATTGCTTTTCATTGCCGAAATGACTGAAAAAATCGTAGATGTTGGGCGAAGTCTCGAAAAGATTAGGTGTATTAAACATAACCACTGCCCACCAGCTAGAGATGATTGTTAAAACAACTTCGATGATTGGTATTCTGAACATGATTATTTTCCTCCTCGGTTTCAAAATAAATATCCCCCCTTTCAAAGATTTAAAAATAATTGAATCCTTTTTGTTAATTTTGCGTAAACAAAAAACCACCAGCTATCCCTTTCAGGCTGGTGGCAGCCAGGGGACTTGACCCCCTGGCGTTTTATTTTATATAACTTTGAATCTTTTCTTCCCATAGGTTGTATCCTTCATCATTCAAATGAACTCCGTCGTGCGTCAAGTCACTATTAAGTTGACCTTCAGCATCTACTACAACAGAAAATATATCTACGTAAGTTATGCTTTTTTGTTCTGCGTAAGTCCGCAACTTAGAATTCAGCTCTTTAATATTATCGTTTCTCTCTGATTTGATCATTTTTTCATTTACAGGCAGTGTACTTTGGATGATAACTTCTGTGTCAGGTGACCTTTTATTAATTTCACTGATAATTTTTTCATACATCTTCAAAGTATCATTAACAGATTTAGCTGCGCCTAAATCATTTGTCCCAATCATGATGAAAATTTTACCTGGTTCACTAGAAACTAACGACTCTATACGATCCAATACACCGTTAGTCGTATCGTTGATTATGCCGCGGTTATATATTTCCACTTCTGGAAATGACTCCGCCCACTCGTTAGAGTCAGTTAAACTGTCTCCCAGCATAACAACAGATTCTCTGTTTATTAAATTTTTATTTTGTTCAAAAGTACTAACTCGATCATAATAATAAGGTTCATACTCTTGTGAATCTGATTCAGCGAAGGTCGAGAAAGTCTCTTTTATAAACGATAACCCGCCATTCTTCCAAACAATAAAACCAAACACTAGCACCAGCGCAACATTCAAAACGACTGAGTAAACAAATAATTTTCTCAATGAAATGCCCCTTTGTTGATATTAAATTCATTATACCTACAAAGGGGGTATATTGTATATATTACCTTTTAAGTTTCATATTTACATATTCAATATATCTTTCATGTGGTTATACCAGACGTCAGCGAATTTCTGATATCCATACTCGTTTGGGTGTACGTTGTCTGTAATTCGATAAACCAATTCGGGGTTCCTCTCACTAACTGATCTGTTTGTGTGAGGATAGTCATAAACAGTGTCGAGATTGATATATTGAGGAATTAAATAAATTCCCTCAGATTCTCGATTCCCAAATACGGTACGGGCATAATCATTAAATCGGTTCGCAATTATATTGAATTCCCATGTGTTTTGCATGTACTGGCCTGTTCCAGCGTTAGTTTTGCCTGTTTGGTAGGCCATCATCACAGTGATGATGATATCAGGATTATATGACTTTATGTTAGCTATCATTTGATTGATACGATCCGCAGCAGGGTTTTTGTATTCATCGTTTCTACCCAAGAAAATATTGACCACATTTACATCTGCAAAAGTTGGATTCTGCTCGATGTAATAAGCGAAATCAAATCCACCACTATTCGGATTGTAAAAAGAATTGGTTATACCCTTATAATCCTGGTTATTTAAATAATGAATACTTGCCCACCCACTCCTTCCTTCGTGCAAGTACGGAGCAGTTCCTCTGGTGCCATATAAAATGAAGTTTTGTCCGAACATGTCTTTAGCCGTGTTCTGAATGTAGGTACTTTCTGTAAGACTGTCACCTATAAATATAGCTTTAATTTCTGTGGAGAGTGTTGTATCTTCAACTACTTTTAAATTTAGTTGTGCGCTGCCTACAACCTCTTCAGTACTGAATTTTATAACTTGAACATTTATTGTGTGTTGCCCAATGTTTTGTGTTGTTGGATTAATTCTAATGCATTCATCAAAATGCTTTATAGAAGGGCTAGTTAAAGTGCTTGAAGTGACTTTGTAATAAACATCACTAGGGAACTTTAGCGCGACAAAATTATCAAAGTACATATTTAATTCTCTGCCCACAACAGCTACATAATCTTTCTCTAACTGAAATCGTAGTCCGTAATCAATATTGGAAAGAGAAAGTTTGTTAATGTTTAAGAAACAACTAGCATGTAACTCTGTATCTTCAAAAGCATAATCAGCTACAGGGAATGTTGCAGCCCAACTTATAACTGCATACCCTTTAACAGCCCCTAAATTGTCTTTCAACTCGCAGTATTCATTTTCTGGATATACAAAGTTTCCTTGTGCGTCATAAGTAGGCTGAGCAGTATAAGTGAATGATTCCCTTCCGTCTTTTTCGCGAATTACGATTTGCCTTGTACCATTGGCTGTATTACGACCATAGAGAGCTTGTATATAATAACGATCATACTTACTGTAGAAGAATAATTGATGAATTATATCCCCTACGTTTACTTTTCCGTACCCATCTCTAGAACGTACACTTTTGGCGTGACCTGCTAAAGGATAGTTGCGAGGCATAGTCTTGGGTGCGAGTTTATTTGTAGTGACATTGTCGTTTTTCAATAGTCGCGTATTTACAGCTTCGTCAGCAACTTTATCTTCAGTAATGGTTTTTGGGTAGAATTTAACCGCATCGACGGTGCCGTTTGCCAATTTAATTCCTGGTATTGTGTAGTCGCCCAATTTATGCCCAATTATAGTTCCAGGGAAAATTTTCCCCTCAGGATATGTGGTACCGTTTGATGTTACTATTCTGGCCTTGAAACCATTATCAGGATCTCCCATCATTAACGAATCGTTATAAAGTACTCCGAATAGTCGATATTCATTTTGATACTTTGAAAAATTATCATTGAATACTGTTATCTCTATTCCTTCGAAAATCAAAGTGGCCATGTTCAATAAAATCACATTAGGTCTACCTCTTGTTGATAATTGTAATGGAAAACTCTTATCGAGATAGCTAGGAGCATCTGTGACATGCTGCATAGTGAGTGTGCCGTTGTTGCTTTCGAATAAAACTTGTGCTCCGCCTGTCGCAATTAACTGCTGCGTTTGTTGGTCAATTGTTACCTTACCTACAACTATGCCTACAGTCTTTATGTTTTTCAATTTATCTAGAGATACAGCATTGGTGGCTATTGCAGCAGTTGTTACTGACTGATCCTTCAATTGTATACCTTGATAAACTCCGCCATCTTCCCAATTTGTGCCGTTCCAAAAATAAATATGCCCATTTTCTAAAACTAAAAAAACACCTTCTACACCGTTTGGATAAGCTGATTTTAATGCCGACAAAGTGTTAAAAGTGGCAGTAGGAGATCCATCTAATACATTAGATAAAACTGTATCAACATAAGTTTGATCAGCTTTTTTGGTTAATTGGTCATTGAAAGTTATTTCTTCGGCATCTAGCCTATCCCCTACTGTTGTATACGTAAGCCCTTGGGTGTCAGTTCTTGCTGCCACAATTTCCGTATTGCTGTTTCCAGCATCAGCTATAATGTTTTTTGTTTGTTCGGCTAACTGATAGGTGAAAGTTGTGTTTGCGTTAAGGACATTTCGCACCTCACGAAAGTCGTTACCGACTACACCTATACCTTGCCTTACATTCTGATCTGCTGTAGCCATTACGCATCACCTTCTTCGTTGTTTTTAGGAATGATTGCTTGAAATTCTCCTTTATCATCCACAGACACTCTGTAATTTATTGCTTCAATGCCTAATTCATAGGGAAGTCCAACAAAACCACGATCTTCTTTCTCCATGTCCGCACGCCACTCATCACTGTCAAATACAGAAGTGATTCTGTTGTCTTCAGTTGCTATGATTTCACCCGTTTTTTTATCAAATATTATTACCGCCATTAGAAAGCCACCTCTTTGTATATGAAGTATCGGAAGGTCAACGTCTTTGCCGGAAGTCCTGCAGCGTAGTCGTTCGCTCGATGTACACGTATATAGAGCCTATTTGGGTCTGCTTCCGCACGAACAAGCGATAACAGGTTAAGACCCCCACTTGCTGAACCAAGTATGTGCCTTGGAAGCACAAACGACATGCCGTTTTCATCCGGTTGTGTGCTGTCTCCTTGCATGTAGCAGCTAAATGCTGGTGTATAGCCAAGACCGTGATAAACGGATAAGGAAGCGTAGTTATCACCGGCAGCCGTATTCATCTGAACTACTCCTGTAGCCAGTATCTTGTGCATGTTGGATGTACCATCGATAATGACTGTTCCAGCTTCACCTTTTACCTCTATCATTCCGTAATCAACCCTAATTCCATTGGAGTTGATTACTACCCGGCGTGTCTCATCCTGCTTATTAATCGCATATAACCCGGACCCATCCCAATAAAAATAATCGCCGTCGCCGACGATTTTAATATTGTTTGTATAGATGGAACCAGCTGTTAACAATTCGGTTGCTATCCCATCAGCCGTGATCGCCAGTCGAGCTGTCTTACCGCCATCTAAGCTGATAAGTAGTCCAGCACTGTTTAAAATAAGCATATGATCCGGATTATTTTTAGTCCGAGCGACAATTCCGTTTTCGTTATACTCAACCTGTGATTCAGTAGCGAATATTTGATTAGCAAGTCGTTGGAGCTCTCTGTCCAGCGCCGCGAAAGGAATGGACTTGTTACCTTCCATGATGTCCGTAATGTCCGCTATGGCTTTCTCCTGGCGTTTCTTCTGCTCTGTAAGGTTGGTGAAGTTAGAAAGCGTTACGTCGCAGTCAATGACATTGCCATTTGCATCGAATACCTCAACTATTTCAACAATGCGCGTCCGAATCTTCAAGCCTAATCTGTCCTCAACCATGAGAACGGAATCGCCTTCTTTTGGAACAGCACGATTATAGCCAGCTGCACGCATATCCTCGAATTTGAATGTAATTGCTATCTTCAAACTGTCATCTACAGCTTTTTTAGCCCTTGCATACAAAGTATCGTAGTTAGTTACCCGGTCATCTGGCTCACCAGAGTTAGCATGCCTGTAACCGCCATTTGATAAAGGGTACATATCAGCCAATGGACTTGTATATTCAGCAACCAGACCGTCTTTACCCTCGAATCGAGCGTATGTCGAGAAGTCCAAGGCATCTATCTGACGTTCAACTGATTCAATATTGAATTTGTGCCTGTACTGATAATCTGTTTCATTACCAATCTTCGCTCTGAAGGTTATGTGCATGCCGGATTCAGTAAACTCTGCGCCGTATCTTTCCAGAGCAGTGAAGAATAACTCTGAACGGAAGTCATTACCGAAGTTTTCAAAGTCCTGAGCTTTGAAGAAGTCCGCTGTACTGAATGTGTATCCTGAGCCACCAAGAATGAAGTTCATCATCGCATCAAAGGTACGAGAACCGCTGAATGTCTCATAAATCCGGTCGTTCCTCAGATCGTCATAGAGCCTGTATATGGCATCTACTTGCCGGACATAGCTATTACCTTCTGTAGCATCGCCAATCAGTGGCGCGATGTATTTCTCGCCCATCCAATCTACTCGCCACATGTGAGACAACTGATCAAACCAATGAGCATTGGCAGGAGTCTTGTGTAGGTCGAATGTGAGCGCCTTTTCACCGTTAACCCGGCGAGTGCGCGTCATCTTATCGAATCCGGTTAGGTTGTATGCTTTCGTTTCCAATGGATCATATATTCTTCCAAGCATACCGACTACCTCCAATACCATTTAAAATCAAATTCTGTTTTTCCAGCAGCATCAGCACCGCTTATAGTTATCTCATTCCATCCTCTGGCTATTGTTAGGACATCTAAGTCAGTGTCGCCAGTAATGGAAGAGTTGTTTTTATATGAATCTAGCTTATCTACTCCGATAACGTCTCCGGCTTTGCTGGTGCCGTTGTATTGCCATCGGGAGCCATTGGTCTTGTTCGTAAATGTAAGACTGCTAGAAGCGCCTGTGTATCGTACAACAATATCCATGAAGTGAGGGTCAACTGTTTCAGTACCTCCGTTCCATACTCTGACTGTTCCGTTACCTGTGAAGGTATAGATCAGATCATCCTGGAACTGACCACCTTGACCCGTTAGCCAAATATTATCCACTGCAGGATCTCCGGTTTCCGTTATAACAAATGGCTGCGTTGTTCTAGCAACACTTTCACCGAAAGGAAGTCCATCTGTTATGAAACTAATGCTTGTCTTACCCCATTTATTTGTTTGGTCGAAGCTGAATGCACCATCACGACTTACTAAGTAGCGCTTACCGTAGATGATTTGACTGTTGTTCTTGTCTAGTGGATCTCCATTCTGTTCTCCTGGCACTTCGAAGGCGTACATTTCGCCGTTTGAACGCCCTTCGTACAGGTAGAAAGCTTCCACATCACCAAGCCAATCAAATATTTCATCTCTAGCAAAAGGAAAGTCTAGCAAGTCAACAGCGCGCATAATAAAAGGAACAGCCACAGTTCTCGCTCCGTGGTCTGCTCCTTTTGAAATTGTGCCCGGCCGTCCTTGTATTTCAGTCCTATAGTTACGGATCCCGGTACTTGATATTTGAATATCTAAGGGGATAAGGCCGAAGTCGCTAAACTTCTTCCTCTCCCCGTTCAACTTTTCAATAAGAATGTCCATAATCAACCCCCTTTACGGGAAAATGCTTGTTGTACTCGTGTATTTCTTGTTTGATTCCTATCAACCATGAATGTCACGCCACGCTCATCTACGTTTCCGTAAACATTTATGGTCGGTTCAGGTAACTCAAAATCATCCATCTGCGCTCCAAAGTCGTGCTGTACACGCCCGAAGTCACTGCTGGATAGCGAGGTATCGAATGCCAGGGAAGTGCGCTGTGGTTCGATCATGGCAGCTTGTGCTAGTTTCATAGATGCTGTGTTAACTTTAGAACGCATTGCATCCATACCCACGATCATCCCGGCTCCGATGTTCTTACCTATCTCATCTCGCATCCATCTTGATGGTGAGTGGATGTTAAGTGCTCCAGATATCCCATCTTTAATATCGCCAGCGATACCAGAAACAGTATCCCATACAGAGCTTGCCATACTGCTGATACCGTTAATCAATCCATTAATGATATCCTTACCGATTTGTACCAGGTCAATGCCTTCAAAGGTTGATACGATACTGTCCAAGATGTTTGACGCTGTGTTTTTTATAGTTTCCCAAGCAGCTTCCCAATCACCTTTGATTATGTTCATGATGGTGTTGATGATGCCCATAACTAGATTTATAGCAACTTCAACCGCAGTGGATATAACAGCCCAAGCTGTTTGAACAATACCGGATAATAACGGCCATACTACTTGGAAAATACCTTTGATAAGACCCATGGCGCCTTGTATTACAGTCCAGATAACGCTTGTCGTCGTACTGACAATGTTACTGATAGCTTTCCACGCATCACTAGCTACCTTCTTAATGAACTCGCCGTGTTCAGCCCAGAATGCCTTAATCTGGTTCACGATCTGTTGTATCCAGCTCCATACGGTGCTTAAGACAGTGACAACCGTGTTATAAACTGCATCCCAGATACGCTGTGCCGTGACTCTGATCTGTTCGTTGTTAGCATCCCACCATGCAACAACAGCACCCCAAATTGTTTGAATGAATGTTGTGATAGCAGGAATAATGGTTGATAGGAATGATTGAATATAGTTCCAAGCAGTCATAACACCATTACGGAAGTTTTCGTTTTCTTTCCACAACCGGATGAATACAGGAACCAGTAGCAGTAAGGCAGCAACGGCAATCCCTATAGGTCCAGCGAGAAATGATAACGCTCCGCCCAGCAATGGAATCTTAGAAACTAGGTTAGTAATTGGTCCCACCAGTTTAACGAACCAACCCCAGAGCGTAGATATCACTGTACTGATAACAGTGAATACTGGTCCCAAAACGTGACCCAATAAAGTGCCTAAGCCAGAAAACGCAACGCGTAAAGCAGCTACCCATGGCACAATAGCGATTAGAGCACCAGCTATTACGGTCATAGCTGCGATAATCTTTCCTATGATCGGATGAGATTCCAACATACTGTTCATCCATCCAATGAAGCCATTAGCGATATCAAGCAATTTGGAACCTAATGGAGCCAATGCAATGCCTAAGTTGATCATGAATGTAATCAAGTTACTGACTAGCCCAATTACTTTAGGTGTTACTTCTGCAATGTAACCAAGGAATTGTTGGAAGCCATCGTTACTAGCCAATGATGCGGACCATTCTCTGAATCTACCCATCATGCCCTGTAAATCAGACATCATGGTTGACGCAGAGCTGCTAAATCCAGCGAATGTATTTACAATACCTACAATCGCATCACCTACGATGGAACGTATCTTAGGCATGTTCTCGCTAACGTAGGAAACAAACGCTTGAAACTTATCACTTTTGCTCAGTTGCGCTGACCACTCTGCGAATCCTTCTGACATATTCAAAAAGCCCTTAGCCGTCTCTTCTGCTAACGGTCCAAAGGCTGTCATCATGCTGGCAAACCCTGCTACGAAGTTACCAATCGATTTACCAATTGTTTCGAGCATAGGACCAGCTGACTTATTTAGAAAATCGAAGAATTCTTTCATCGGCTTGGAATCAACTGACTTGGACAATGAATCCATCAAGCTATTAACTGCATCTGCAGCAGCCTTAAACATTGGCGTTGTCGCTTCTAGTACTTTGTTCGCTACCTGCATTGCCTTATTAAATGCTTCCAGTACAGGCTGTTCTAGTTCTTTTACAACACCCTGCCAGGTTGACTTCATTTCTTCGAAGGAATCACGCGCTTTTCTCTGTGCTTCTGTAAGCGTCTCGATATCTCCAAAAACAGCTTTTATTGTAGGTGCAGCTGCGAAACCAAATGCTAGTGCAGCAGTGCCGGCCGCGCCAAATGCGGTGGCTAGAGCAAATGCTGATCCACCAACTGTGCCGAGCATCACCCCAAGGTTACCAATCAGTCCAATTATTGTAGATATAATCGGAACCAGAGTTGATGACATCATGACTCCCATACCTCGGAACGTATTGGCTGATACCGTACCGAAAGCGTGGATAGTGTTAGCGATACGATTCATGACAGTTTGGAACCTGTTTACTCTGGCTTCAATCGGTATTACAACTTTGTCCCGAGCAAGAGCTCTAGCCTTGGCTGACACCTGCGCTGCTTTGCGTAGGAATTCGGATATATCAGCACCAATCTGCTTGTCCGTTCCCATAGCAGTTCGTTTCACAGCAGCATCTACTTCTTTCATCTTGCGCTGAAACTCGCTTATACGCGCGCCAATACGCGCCATAAAAGACTCATGCATGGCGTCATCCCCCTTTCTTATTTGCTGTCCTGAAATACTCCCTCATAGCTTTGTTTGCTTTTCTGTGGTCTTCTAAGGAGATAACATCACGACTTCTATTCCAGTTCTTAGAACCTCTGTCTAGGCGTTTGCGAGCCTTTTCGGCGTTAAACAACTGAGTTTCACGTACACGTTTTTGATTGTTAGCGACACGACCAAACATAGCCGCGCGAGCTTCTTTCTCATACTCATCTATTTGCCTGTGTTGAGCGCCTTTTATCTTCAGACGGAACTCATGGGGCGTCCAGGAATAAATAAGGTCGTTGTCATAGACTTGCAGAAAGTGAGCTGATTTCTCTATGACATCGTCCATATCTATGCCGTCATATCGTCCCGGCTTTCTTTCATTCTTGTTAGATACGTTTGAATCTGCTTCTTCTCCGTTGCGTCCTTGGCGAAGTCTGGCGCCTTTTCGAGATTGATCCAGAATTTCTTCGCTTGTGTTTTGAAAAAACCAGACTCATCCATAGCTTTAAAGCAATCTTTGAATAGCTGCTCAGAATCCCCGGCTTGATCCATTAGTTCCAAAAGCGCATTTTCAATATCAATAACTTTCGGGCGATCCTTTAGATGTGCTACTCCACAATCCCAAAACCCAATCAACCCTTCATGGTCGTAGTTCAATAACTTCTCGTAAATATTGTTAATACCAGAACTCTTGTTACCTTCTTTGTCTTCGCCGTAATAACGCTCTTTAGCAAGTTTGTTGAATTGGAATGTAACCTTAGCTTCATAATCTTTTCCGTCAATGTTTAGAAATGGCATTCTGTATTCCTCCTGATTAATTAAGTATTAGAAAAGCCACCCCGAAGGATGGCTTGTAATTATGCTCCTGCTGCTGGCTCTGCTCCTGTTTCTCCAGGAGTTTCGAATCCGTATTGACCGAAGTTAAGCATTTCTGGTGGCAGTGGATCCAATTCACCTTTTTGAGATTTGTTTATAACCTGCAGCGTAGATGAAAACTCTTCAAGTCCATCTCCTGCACTGTCTTTATCTGAGTTTTCCACTAGGCAGTAAGCAAAAATAGCATCATGTTTCCCATTAGCATTTAATTCAGTGTTAACTTCCCAAATTTTAATTTGTTCTTCATTGTCAAGAGCGTCAGCGACAGCCCCTTGACCAGCATCTGATGGGTCATAATAAGCTGTAATTTCAAATGATTCGGATGTATTTCCGTAAGCAAGGATACGACCGAACTTTGTTTGTTCGTCAATAAGTTCATTCTCTTTAGAATGAGTATGTTCGGATAATTGTCCAAACAATTCTCCACCGTCGCCTAGCTCTTTTCTTACGGACTGTACGATGATTATTGATTTTTTACCTGATCTAGCCATCTTATTACCTCCTAATTGTTAATCGTGAAGATAACACGCAGCACACCATGCCTGGTCATGCCGTCAATGTCATCAAATACTTGTAATTGGTCTAACCTTTGATCTACCAATTTGAATCCTTGTACTTTTAATGGTGCTGTTGTGGCTCCTAAGCAAGCATTCAATATGTTGTAAGCTTCTGCCTTGCCTCGGTACTGTGACCATACATGAACAACCACAGCTACCTCTTCACCATGGGTTGTCTTGGTGACAATAGGTGTAACTGTCGGCTCGCCTATTCGTATATAAGGGAACTCAGTACCTTCCGGAACGTAATCAAAAACGCCTTTCACCAGACCCTTGACTGTAGGATCAGATGACAGGCGTTGGAACAAAACTGTCTGCAATGGTAATAAACTTGTACGAACTACTGCCACCTAATCACCCCAGCCTTCTCATTTCTCTTAGGAAATATCTTCTCGCTATGTCGATAGAGGGATTCCAGAATGGCTGAGCTTCCATACCGCGCGTCCAAACCCACCTGTTTAGCTTGTCGGACCAGTAAACCCATGGAGTCTTTCTCCCATCGCCTCCGACAGCGTATATTCCCGTACCATACTCCACATATATGGCATATGAAGCTCCGACATGGACTGTACAGGACAATCCATCGGTTGAACTATCGAATGATATTGAGTTTTTGAGGTTACCTCCATCGACTTCGGCAACCGGAGCAAGCGACACTGCTTGGTTGAACAATATCAGTCCGGTGTTCTGGATGATCTCCCTTACCTGGTCGAGTATGTCATCCTTAAAGTTCCTCAATGCCCTCTCAAGCAGCTTGTCACCAAACTGAATTCTACTTCTGGTCATCTGATGTAGCCCCTCTGCCACACTCAATCATCATGACCTCATGCTGTCCACCTTGATCCATTGGCTCAGTCTTGATGGATAGAAATACATCATCGTATTTAACGCGCATGGAGGGAGTTATATCTGTCCGATAGGGATAATACACCTCAAAGTCAATTGGATTGCGTGTCTGCTCTGCCTGAGCTATCTCACGACTTGATATCGGTGTGACCAGTGCTTCAGTGGTAGCGAAGTCATTCCAACCAGGTTCAGTGTATCCGCCAGCTCCGTCAGAACCACCTTCCTGAAACTTTTGAAAGGTGATAGTGTGAGGGAATTCGCTATGACTGCCGTAAGGATCAAAATCCATTTCGTATGGATCAAACATATCATCACCACCTCAATTTCTTATAAGGTGCTAGATGTTGTGTTACATCTGCTGGATAATTTGTATTAAAAGAATAGGATACATTCCCCATCGTTCTGCTTTTAAGGTTGCTGCGACCTAATATGTCGAATTTTATAGCGTCCGCTACATATTGCTGTACTCCTGCCGGCAACACTTCCTCACCATCAACAAGAAAACTGTTATTACAATAATCCTTTGCTTGATTTACCAAGATAGGAATTTTCGCGTTAATAAAAAAGTCGTGTTGCGTATTGGTCTCTTTCATTCCAATGAGCATCTTCACCGTTTTCAAATCCATGCGATCACCTTATTTCTTGGTTTCAGTTTTCTTATCTTCCACTGGCGCAAAACCAAATGGAATAGCAGCCTTCTGCACTTTCAACGTTTGTTTTCCATCGGTTACTTCAATGAGATTAAGCTTACTCTGCTGCTTCGTCGTTTGACTCTTTCTCGTCGCCATTGTCATCACCTCTCAACGCGTCTAGTAGTTCATCCCTTTTCATTTCACTGTAGCCTTCAATACCTCTATCCTTTGCAGCATCCTTCAGCTCAGGAACTTTCATTGCATCATAATCAGGAGCAACCTCTTTCGATTGCTCCTCTTTCTTGTGGTATCGTCTCAGTAACATCCGTTACCCTCCTATTAGCCAGCTGATGGTGCTGTCAATGTGATTTTGATAGCTTTAGACTCATCGTATAGATGAACACCGTAATGCTGGTCAGCAGTGATTACAGTCGTTTTGCGAATGATGTCACGATCAGTTTCCAAGTCAAAGTCACGTTTCATGAACAAGGACAATGCGCCTGGCTTCACTAGATAAGCAGTTCCTTCTGTAAGTTTACGAGAACGAACAACTTGAGCACCTAGAATTTCACCGAATGCGCCAGATACTAGCAAGCGATCTCCAAGCTCAGATGCGCGTGTCCATTGACCAGCTGCATCTGCACGAAGGTGTGCAACGTCTTTCGGATTAGCGATAAGGACCATCGCTCCTGGATCTTCGTCATTGAAGATACCTTGCGCAGCATCCACTGTTTCCACAGTAAGCTCAGACGCATCAGAGTAGACTAGGGAGGTTGTTGCAAGTGCAGCAAGTGCATCGTTATCAACTTTATTGGCGATGGAGTCACGAATCTGCTTTTGCGCTTCTCCTTGTGGGTCACCGTAACCAGTAAGCAATGCTTCGTCAGTGATCTCAACCCCTTTAGCAGCTTTTTTGATGGTGAAGCTGTCAGAATCAGTAGTTAGTAGATCAAGGTCAATAGCAGCACCCTCAGCAACGTCTTTCGCATCGCCAATGTAATTCCATCTTGGAACTGTTACGGTGTCTCCTGGGTTTCCTACGAGCTTTCTGTCTACGTTTGCAAGTGGTGCGAAGCGAATTGCGTTAGGTAGTTGAGCAGAGATCATGTCCGCCATTACCTGTGGGATAATCATGTTTGATTTAGTTGTTTGTGCCATTCATAACACTCCTTAATTGTTTAGTTTCTGATATAAATCAGGGTTATCGTTGTAAAGCTGTGCTCTTTCTGTGTAATTCATGTTACTGAATTGCTCACGTGTAACTGCACCCGGTTCCCCTTTATTCCCAGGGTTAGGAGTACGACCTTTAGGACCTTGTGGTGCTTCCTCCACTTCAAACAAGTAAGCATCGCTTTCCTGCAAGCCTTTCAGCTGTTCTTCCAACCCTAATAGCTTGTCGCCATCTAGTTTGATAGCTTCGGTATCTAGCAATGCTTTGATTGCCTTTGGATTACGAGCTTTGGCTTCACGCAACGCTTCTGACAATGCATAGTCAAAAGTCTTAGCTGCAAGCTTTGCTTGGTAATCCTGGTCTTTCTGTTTGTTCTCATCCTGCAACTGCTTAATCTGGTTCAATAAGTCCTCATTGTCCCCTGCTTTTTTGCTAAGGTCCTTCAATTGCTTATCGCGATCCTTCAGCTGCGCTTCCAGGTCCTTCACTTCATCGATCTTGTCATTCAATCGAGAACGAGGAACCCTTTCCTGGTTAGCTTCATCTATCGCTTTAAGCACATCATCCACTGTTGTTTCTCCGCTTGCTAATTTCTCCAATAGTTCTTTCATAATTGCCTCCTATTCGTTTTTAACGAGCAACGACTCGATAGGTTATGTCTGACTTTTAACGTCTTTCAGCAGGACGATGACATAAAAAATAAGCCTGTAACGCTGTGCTTAAGCGAGATATAAGACCACCAGACCTTTCCGGCATATCGCCTTATTCCATGTTTGCACTGACGAACTGTAGTGCTACATCCAATTGCGCATGCGATATAAGCGTCTGTTTCTGTCCATAATCCAAGTTGCAGTATCCTGTTGTAATATTTCCATCGCTGTTATTAGCAGCTACGAGAACAGATGTAATATCACCGTTTTTAGCAGCTTGTAGCAATTCCTCAATGTGCGAGATTAATTCTTGCTGGTCTTGATTCTGTTTATTGAACATGCTTACTACATTCGGCATACTATCACTCCCAAATTTCTTTGAGTGCTTTTTCTAACCCTGGATGAATGATAGCTTTATAAAATGCTGCAATCTTCATAAATTCAACAGGGTCAGCTTTGACCGTACCTTTAGACATCTTAGACAAAGTATCCGCATAGTCAGCGAACGCTTCACCAAACTCTAATTCATTCTTTTCTGCCATGCGATCACCTCCGGCTTTTCTTCTCATTCTCCAATTCTTCGAGAACAGAAGCAGCCAACCATAGTTTGTAAAGCTCGGTATTTGAGATAAACAGAGAAACTGTCTGACCCTTTAGCTTCTGACGGTATCTATTTTTGAACTGCTCGAATGAAACAGCCACGGCATCACCACCTTTTATGCTGATTTCAAGCCTCGGAACCACTCATTGTACGTCTGATAAGGAATAACCTGTGTTTTACCGTCATCCTTACGTGATCTACGAACCTCCGGCATAATTCCACCTACAGTGAACAGCACCGAACATCTGCAATTAATATCTTGGCTTGGAATGCCGAATAAATGTGGAGCCCGAGCTCTTGCGCCACTGCTATGGAAATATCCTTCGCTATCAGCTTTCTGCCCATCCAGATGCCTGTGTGTGCTTCTGGTGTGCATGTCCAGTGTTGCGCTCCATACTTTCTGTATCTTCGTGAACTTGCCAGCTACTTCTGCAGCATCCAATCGACTGACTGATTGAACTCGACCAGCTTCTGTACGCGCCACCCGTCTCGCTTTATTCCTGCTGAAGTTCACTCTATTCTCGATACGTTTAGCCATCTTGGAGTAATCCTCACCAGCCAATAAGCCTTGCGTGATCTCTATACGGATATTACGGACAATCTCATTACGATGAATTTCCATAAACGCTGGCAATGTTAGCTCTGCTATCGGATTAATGATTGCTCTTTGGATAATAGCAGCAGTCGGTGCTGTGAACCCCATTTCTACTTGTGCAGCATACTCGTAAATGAATGCACTTCTTAGATAGTTTTCAAGATAGGTAGTTTCCATGAGTATTGCTATCATCTGCTCGACTTGATCATACAGACTATCAGTCATCTCGACGATCTGTTTCATTTCTTCCTGGAACCGATTGAACCTGTTAAGGTCTGAGATAGTCAGTTCACCACGCCTGGAATACTTCTCATACATACCGGATATCTGATTAAGAATATCCTTTAGCCTTTCAGCAAAAGCTTGATCTAACGCATCCTCAGCATCCTCAATCATCTGGTCAAGGAGTACGTCTATTTCCTTCTGTGAGCGTGTCATACAGCAATCACGCCGTCACCACGGCATGTTGGACATGTAATTGTCTTATTTGTTGTAGGGCTGGTTATCTTCCCTTTACCGTTACACTCTGGACACGTTTCTGTTGTCCCTTCCTCAGTTGTGGAGGATGAACGGGATGATTGTGTAGATGTACCGGTTGCTGTTGAAGTGTTAGGACGCATGTTGCGTGTGTACTCGTCCTCTTCCTTCTTGATACGATCCATCTCGTCTTGCTTACTCCAAGGATGATTCTCCACGGTTGTTTCCCGGCTAATGATACCCAGGCTGTTTTGTGCTATCTCCGCTTTCTCAGCTTCGTTTGTAATCATAGTCCGGTTAAATGTCATGTCGATGCTTTTCACATCATATGAGCCCTTACCAGCCATATCTAGGTATTCAACATAGAACCAGAAGAACTCACTCAATGCAGCTCGGAATTTACGTTCCATCTGATTGGCTTTCAAATCAAGCAAGCTATACAGGAACTTCAGAGCCACGCCCGTTGGGTTATTCCCGAACTTATCAGTCTTGGTATTCACACCCTGACCGAACGTGTATATGCTCTCTTCCAGTCTGTCCAGATGCTGACTAGCGCTGCTGATTGGCACTTCTACTGATTTGGTGTCGACTCCACCATCTTCAGATGTCTTAATTGCACGGTAATAAAGTACGTTGGTCATGAATTCATCAAGATCCTGACCATCGTACCCCTTTAGAATCCAAATAAGCTCCTGCGTTTCATCGAATGTATCAGCAAGGCCGGACACGATCTTGTCGTATTCGTCGATGTGATCCTTATAGAATTTAAGGTCGTTTACCGCTTCACTGTTATTGTAGAAAGGAATAACCGGAACTCTACCCCAGCCAAAGCCTTTGTCGTTGTAAGTAAAGTGTGATGCTGGATTCTCTGGTTCGGTTACATCTGGTACGAATTCACCATTAAAGCTTTCGTAGTAGTGAACTTGCGTTTTCGTGTACCATTCAGCTTTAATCTTTACTACTTCGCCCTTATCATCCAATATCGGATAATACCGGAGCGCTGCTTCTACATCACGATTTCGCTTCTCATCATAGATAAGGATTACTTCCTCAGCCGGGAAGATAACGTAATCAAACTCTCCATCCTCATTGATGAATGGATGCAGGTGTTCAACACCCTTATTGCTGGCACTCTTAACAAGCTCATTCATCGTGTCATCGAATCGCTCATCAGCCAGCTCATCAATATTCTTACCTAGCTGCTTATCATCCGAACTGAATGTCATCGCCTTACCAACCAGGTATTGCGTCTTCTGGTCAACCAGCAGCTTATGCCAGGCATGAGATATCTTATTATTGGCTTTCAGTCCCTCGACATCAGCAACCTTTACGCCACTTTTAATCAAAAACTTCTCTTTCTTCTTGATAAATGAGTTGTCATTGAGGTAATAAGCCACGCCTTCAATCATTGGCAGCGTGTCGTGCTTATCAATCAGCATCTGAATGAAGTCCGCCCTCGTGACCTCATTAGCCTTTGCTCCCGTTTCAATGATCTTGGTCATTTCTTCCGTCAATGTCGGTGTCATTGGATACATGTCATCACCTGCCTTACTTGAGTATTCCGATTCTGGTCTGTCTCATATCCTGCTCCATAGCATATCTCGTAGCATCTATAGTGTGATTGTCCTTATCCTCTAAGCGAGGTCTAGGATTGCCGTCTTTGTCCGTCTGGTAGTCTATACTCTCGAATTCTCGCGCTATATTAGGAGTACGTTCAGCGTCGATAACGATAGCTTGTAAGTCATCCAGCCATTCTTCACCATATTGCACACTGTCGGGCCCTTTCTTAGCTCCCTTGACCCTCGGTATGTTGTGCTCCCTTTTCAGTTCGTCAATACTCTTAGGCTCTGCGCTATCAGCTGTGATTATTTCACTATGATAGCCTTTCTCCTTGAGCCATTTCGCTACTTCTCGGTTGCTTAGCTTCTGCCCGTATAGTTCATCCACCGCATAGATGATTCGCTTCTTCTTGTCATAGTGCCAGCGCACAAAAGAAAATGGATCTGGACCATAACCGAAGTCCATCCCTTGCCGGATGTTATCGAATGTAGCCAGCTGCTCATCTGTTATTGTTTCGAACTTAAGATTATCGAACGGAACTACACCGGAACCTACAGCCTTACCAAGATACTCCCACTCATATGACCTGGTATTCTTCTCCTTTCGCTCCTCGGCTTCTGTAATGAACTCTGGGGCGATATAGGGGTTATCCAGGTACGTGGAGTGATGGACGAAGGTATTCTTTGCTTGGAATTGCGTCTCGTACTTTTTGTTCACCCATGACTGCTTACGCTTAGGTGGGTTGTATGAGAAGAAGAACTTATAAAAAAGACCATCTGCCAGTTCTCCACGTAATAGGGAGTTGGTGATGGTTGTAACTTCTTCTTCTGTTTTAAACTCGGCCAGCTCCTCTATCCATGCTATAGCAAATGGAAAGTGAGCATCCTTCAAGCCTTTGATACGTTCCGGGTCTTGTGCTCCTCGGAATACCATGTAGTTACCGCGAGGAATGTAAGTGATCCTCATAGGTGACTTGTTCACCTTAAACAGATGCGATACACCTTGCTCTGCAATAGCCCATCTTATCTGAGCGAATACAGACAGCTCCAGCGTATTATCTACCTTACGGATACCTACAGCATTCACAGCATAGCGCATGAGTATCTGGACGATAATATGAGCGATATCAGATGATTTACCTGAGCCACGACCGCCTTTACAGACAACATTAAGGATATGTTTGGCTTTTGCTGCATTCCATACTGGATGAAAAGCTTTCGGAAACAATTCAGATAGCTTTTTAACTGCCATCCTCATCACCTATGTCGTCAACGAATTGCACAGCTCCTGTAACATTGATATCCTGCTTTTCTGTCCATATCCCGTATCGCTTACCTAGTAATTCAGCAGCACGAATGCGTTTGTCGGAAGATACCTCTAATTCATCTATCTCTTGTTCACCCATGCCGACACCACGAAGCACCTGATCTTTATGCTCACCACGCATCACAGAAGTGAGGAATTGTAGCACTTCATCCTGTTCAGCAATGGACTGTTTCTTCAAATCATTCAATCGCTTCTCTACATAGGCTTTTATGATAGGTTTATCTAGGTTCTCTTTTCCTATCGCATAAGCCGTTTTCGTACTATATCCAGCATTGATTGCTGCTTGAGTTATTTCACCAAGACGAATGTACTCATCAGCAAAACGCCTTTGTTTCTCTGTCAGCTTCACATAGCATCACCACCTCTAATTCCTGTTTTATCACATGAAAAAAGACGCTTTAATTAGCGTCAGCTTTTCGAATCTTCATATGAGTAATTTTATCTTTCATAATCACCACTACCTCTTTGTCTATACGCAACTTTATAAACGATTCGTTTCCGTTCCCCATAATCGAGAAGCAAGCATCACTTTCATGTTTAGCTTCAATGGGAATGTCCGAAAACTCCTTATTACCTACATGCAAGTCAACGAAATAGTTATTCATTTGAATCGCTCCTTTGTAATGAATCTCCTGTTATAACCATCATCTTCGGCGTATCCTTACCGTGCTTGTCTGGAAAATGAGCATTGATTATAGCAATCTCGTTTTCCTCATCTATGCTGATAATCTCGCAATGTATCTGCATGCAATCACTCCTTTAGACAAGCGTAGCAAGGATTCTTGTAGATTAGATGGTGCTTAAATACACAAAAAGACACTCGATGTGAGTGCCTCGTGCGATCTCTCGGGCTAGGGGAGTGTCCGCCTCGCCGTCCTCACCTTCCAGTATACAAGATTTATTTTGTATTCCGAAATGTGATGTTATTGCGCCATTTGAGCCGGTTGTGCGAGATACATTTTGTTTGCTATCTCATCCCGGATTCTTCTTACATTGGTGAGTGGTATTCCTGTGGCGCGAGAAATGGAACGCATGCTTTCTCCGTCCAGCATCTTATTGAGCACCAATACTTGCTTAGGATCTTCTACAAGCTTCATTCGTTCTTGGATGAACTTTACCTTGCCCTCCATCTTCTTGATGCTCTTATAAGCTTTCTCGCGCCTTACAACCTCAAAGAATAGTGGGTCTGAGTGGTTTCCTTGCGCTTTAGGCATACCAGCTTCATCTCCATATGTTGCTGTTAGTTTCTGTGAGGTATCATCAAGGAACTCAGCGCGCTTCAATGCGATTGTCTGAATCATCCAGTGATATTCAGCGATATCATCCTTAATCTGCTGCTTTGATTTCATCGACATCTCCAAGCCCCTCCCTTGCTCTTTTTGTACGTTGGCTTGTCTACTCCCATCAGATCCCTTAAATCTTTATCTGAGAGCTTCTCTGGCTTCTTGACGATAGTTACAGACTTCTTTACCGGTCCCTTAGTCGGCATCTTCATTCTCTCCCTTATGAGAAATAAAAAAGGCACAAACCAAATGCTCCCTTTAGGATTTGGTTTGTGCCCTGCGTTCTTCGCTCAGGCTTATTCAGTTAAAATCGTTGTTTGTCTGACTTAGTTATATCGAATGGTTGTCCATCCTTAAAGCAGATGTTGTAATTCCCAAATCCACTTTCCGGAGGAAATACTGCTTTTATATCTCCCGCAACAACTGTGTAAATCATCCCATCTACTAACGGGACTTCTGCTACCATCCGACCAGAATCAATTGCGATGTTTCCCTTTATCAAATCTTCTGCATCAGGCATTACATCAGTCTTTCTAGCTGTATTCATTATACCACATCTCCCTTAAAATATGGTGCATAATCTGGTAAAGATGGACTATTTTGTTATGATCTTAGTCACTCATCCTTTTGTCGTATTCTTCTGCGCGTTCTGCTTGAGCTAAGAGATAGCTATACTGTTCATCATTTAGGATGATCTCGTTCCTTTGTAGCCTCTTGCCACCGCTATAGGTAATGTGCTCGTGTATGGTTACTTCTCCTTTAATTCGCTTCGTATCCATCACTGGCACCCCTCGCATGTGTAATACTTACCGCTGGTAAAGTCACCTTTAGCGATCAAGTTAAGCTGAACGTATTCCGGTTTAATATCCTCAAAGTCAGCAATCAATGTAGCTGCTTTTACTACAGCTTTACCTAATGACTCTTCCTGCACTGTTTTTTCTCCCTTGTCCCCATCCGGCAACGTATAAGCGAATTTGTAGTCCATTATTTCTTTTCCTCCCCTTCACTTGTTTGTTGAAATTCCACTACTTTAGCAACATACCAACCTTTATGACCATTACTTTCTTTCAACTCGTTCTCATATTCCTTTACTGCATCCTCGTAACTATCGAAGTGCTCTAAGCCAGAATCAGCGTGATCAAAAACAACAATGTATTTTCCGACTACATCTTTCATTTATTCCTCCCCTTCTTCATCGCGTATTCCACACCGTCTATCTTCACCACAGTAGGCTTGCCGTTCTTCATCTTGACTATCTCCACCATTGCGACGATTCGTTCTCCCTTATTCAACATAAGTGGATCGTTAGCCATTTACACAACCTCCTCAGTCAATCTCTGCCGCAGCTCCTCAAACCATTCTCTGTTACCTATATCCACCGCATGACTCATGAGCATGTATATCTGGTTGTTATCCAAGGTTGAAGTCATCGGCACTACGATTTCTCTTATTAAGCAGCTGATGGATCCATCGACGTTGTAGATGTTAATGTGTGTACTTGAGACATGATCAACGTAACCTACTTTGCCTGTGGCTCTGTTTTGCACCCAATCTTGGACTCGGAACATCGCTTATGCCCCCATTTCCTCCAGAGTGTAGACTTCAACTTCTATCCTTGGTTTGTCTGAATAGTATTTAGATACAGAAGTATCGACTATGATACTGTCGTCTCGCCATATAACTCCGTTCAGAGCGTCCTTTACACCTTTTAGGTAATTATCTGTATCCGGCTTGGTAATCGGTCTGAGAACGCCTGTTATGGCTTCCTGTGTCTTTTTCTTACTGAATGACTTCGGTATAGGTCGGAATACTTTCACGATCAGATGTAATGGCTCGTCCAGTAACTGTGCCGGCGCATATTGTGCAGCTGCCAGCTTTACATATTGCTTATACTCCTTTGACTTCTTTGGGTCTCGCATTGTTATTTTGCCACCGTATGATGATGCTCTGGGACGACCTTGGGCAACGGGGTCTCCGAGGACTTCGAATTTAATCAATCTTTTTCACCCACCCCTGCACATTCTTGCACGATGCTGAACAATCATTACATTTGTAGTCACTCTTGTAGATGACGACTTTGTGACCCTCTTGACACCTTTCTTTTTCTCCTTGATAACTAAACTCAATATTTGAGCTGTTGCATATCCCGCACGTCACCAAGACGCCGTTTTTTTGATGATTGAGATATCGCCTGAATAACCTTACTTTCTTCCAAAACGTTAGTTTCACACTCATACCCGCACCGCCTCAATGCTTCTTTTTCGTCTAGCTCTTCTTCGAGCGCTCTTTCTTAGAAAGGCAGCAATAACGATTGCGTTTTTATCGCCAGCCTTTGCGCATACCCTTGTGTGTCGAACAAATGCTACCCAGACTTGTTTGAGGAACTTTTTGATGACCTTCCACGCTTCCATAACAGCTCTTACAATCTTTCGGACAAACGGTCTTATTACTTCAGCGACCTTTTCCTGTTCTGGTGTTAACTCTTGATTTTCCATCATCCCGCCACCCTTTCACTCTCAACCTTCGTCCACTGCAAGCACACGCCACATTGGTGCTCCTTGCCTTTCTTCTTCATACGCTGCTTGCTGTCCCGGTAATCATTCTCCTCACCACAATCACACTGCCATTTGTTCGGATCAATCACCTTTGGCTTGTTTTTAGTGTGATGTACAACCTCTCGGCTACCGTGCAGCATGGTGATTTCTCGCTCATATGGTTGATCCATGAATGTTGGTTCGTACACTTGCTGGATGCTCATGTTCACGCCAGCCGTTACTCCCATGTACAACCGTAGATTGCTCAGGTTCCGTAGTGACTCACCCTTATGAATCACTTTGCAATCAGACAGGTTCTCATTTACTAGAATCACAGTGTCATAATGTTCTGAAAGTACACGTTGTGCAGTTTCCAGATCCATCGCTTTTGCCATGTTTATCGCTCCCTTATGCGATTATTTTGTAATGTCTACACCTTTAACTTTCAACAGCTCAATCAGTTCCTTTTGTCGAGGTGTATCTCCCAAGCAGTCATTCGTTGACCAAGCAAGATCCAACAACTCAGAGTTTTGCTCTTCAATCGGTAACGAACGCTGGTGCTTTGTCGTTTCAAACATGATTTTGTTTACGAATTTGATAAGTTGTAACTGACTGCTTGCTAACTCAATTAGCAACTTATTTTCTTCACGCAAATCCTCAATCATTTCCCGGCGTTCTTTTAGCTCTTTGCACGCCTGGTTGAAATCAGCTTGTAGAAGTCGGTGTTTAGTTGATTTCATTTTGATTCACCTCGCAATCAAATTAGTAGCCATTCTCCTGGCGTTGTAGGTTGATCTTGTTCTTTTCGTAGTAGGCTTTCTCTACTTGATCCCAAGTGAACCCAAGTGTTTCGCCTAATCTTACGAAAGCCTGAATCGTGTATTGGTACCAATAACCGACGTTATCATCAGACCAGACTACAGCAGAGCTAAACTCGCTTATTCCCAAGAAACATTCAGAGAACATGTCCAATGTTGTTTTCAATCCAAAGTTAATATCTAAGTCGAACTCCGGGAAATCGTCGAACTCCATTTCCAACCCAATACTCAAAATGAAATGCAAGCAGTCAACGTATTCTTCGAGTAGTGGGTTTTTAGGTTTCATTCCAGTCAGATAATTTCCGTCATAATCACACTGAAAATCAAATTCTTTCGCTTTATCCGGCGTAACCTTCTTTTTGCACATGCCACATAAAAAGTAATGTGCATCTTTATCCGAACACGAACTATACATGTCGTTTGGAGGAGTCTGTCTGTTACTCCAAAACTTAAACCCGCGCCATTCATTCGCGCACTCCCCTAGCTCCACTTGCAGCGCCAGTATCTTCTTGCTGAGTCTGTCCTCGCCTTCTTGTACCGGGTGCTTCACCAAAATATCTGCATCCAACTTCGCCTGCGTTTCGAAAAGTGCTTTTAAGTTCATTGCTGAACCTCCAATACTTCAAACTCTCCAAGCACCTGTTTCTTAACTCTTAGGTAATAGTTCAACGCGCCTTGGTCAGATGCTAGAGTAAGATAGTCGCTTTTCTCAACTACCTCGTACACTTCACCCTTCGTCCATGTGTGTACATCAACTTGCAAGTCATCCTTCGCCTTTACCTGGTATGTTTTGTTCATCCCTTCTCCCCCTCACTCAACTTGTCAATCTGCCTAAGCTTCGAATCTCCCTCAAGAATCTTGATCGTGAATCCAAATAGGATTATTGTGATTGCAGCCAGTTTCATTTCTTATCCTCCTCGAACTGGAGTAACGGTTCTAAATCTGCTTTCATTCTTGCTATAGAGTTTTTCAAAGTATAGTCATCATCTTCTGTATGAGCTTCTATATATTGAGTAATCGCCATAATGTAAGACGCAATAGCTTTTTGGTTAGGTAAATTAATTATTACAGCTTTATCAGACTGCTCTGGTTTATCGGAAAAATATATCCCAAATGGTTTTTCGTCATCAGTAGCTCCCACATTTCCGATATAGGTTGTACCTTCTCCCAAAGTTATCAGCGTATTGCCGTTCTTTAGTTTCTCAATCATCCCTTCATCTCCCCTTCAGCATGTTCCAGCAGCATCTGTGCATAGTGCGCCAGCTTCTTGTAATCCTCCACGCCGTTCTTCTTATTCGCCCGAGTTGCATATTTGATGATGTTACCTAACAGGAACCCTTCTAGTTGCTCGTGTGTATAGTGTTGTTTCATGTATGATATTGGGTCCGTTGTTCCTGTTCCGTAGTAGGTTGGTGTTTGGGATTGTTTGTCATCAAGAGTAGTCCAACCATCTATAAAGACTTGCCCGCGATCTTCAACGTGATATGTGAATCTAAGTTTTTCTTCATTCGGCAAATGTGCTAGTCCTTCGTTTTCATTCACCTGAAAACTTGTCGGTTCACTATCCAGATTTATAAACTCACATAGTTCAACGTAAATTCGAGGGAACTTAAATTTGAATGTTTCAGTTGAATCCATCTGCCAAGCTTCTTTCACTTTCTCCACTCCCCTGTCGTAAGCCATAAGATAATAAACAATGCTGTCGGTATCGTGATGACTATGATCCAATCCATGATTGTCAATGTACTGTCGCTATCGGACGTACCAGCTTCTGAGCCATTGCCAGGTGTAACAATGCGACCATGACCTCTGGGTAGTAACGCTTCACACATTTGCTGATCTGCATCGGTGTATAGCCTTCGTTATGCAGCCGAGCAATTTCTAGGAGCTTGTCCGTTTCGATTGCGAACTCCAGACCTTCTAGCATGATCGTCCAGTGTCTAGGCTCTTCGATCGGCAAAATGTATCTGTCGCTTGCCTTCTCCCTTCTGAATACGGATGCTTCAGCTGGCATTTGCTTCACTCTCCCTCATTGTAGCCAGCACCAGCTGCATCTTTCTTTCAATCCTGGCGTCCAGTTCTTCCGGCGTTGCTCTATTGCAGCCATTGGGACAGGGGCTTATTTGCGTTACAGCCCCGACCCGATGGTGAAATACTCCCTTGTGGCAGATGTTACACATCAGAATCCCTTCCTTCTGTAGTCTTGTCCGTTCATTTTGATTACCTGTGTATCTTCCATCATCCGAGACATGTTCCGTTCACCGACGTTATCTAACAGACCTTCGCTATCCAGGTTGGTTGTATATATAGTTGGCTTGCCAGCACGATCATCTATAATCTCGAATAGCTTTGATTGCGCCCAGCTGACATGATCCTTTTCATTTACCTTCTTGGATTGCTCTGCCCCGATATCGTCCAGCACCAGTAAGTCCACTGATTGGATCTTCTGCAATAGTTCGTCCTCTGTAATGCCACCGTTGTTGTATGTGCTGCGTATCTTTGTCAGCAGCTTCGGGAATGACACAAATAATGCTGATTTCCCCATGCTCATGACTATCTTTGTGACCGATACACTCAAGTGGCTCTTACCAGTCCCATATGAGCCTGTTATGACGAGGTTTCCGCTATCTTGACTAAATGTCTTGGCGTACTCTCTTATCTGTAGCATGGCGTCCTGTAGCTCTTTGCTGGTAGGTTGATAGTTTGCAAAGGTTGCCTTATGCAATGACTTGTTAATCAATGAGTAATAGTCAAAGTTAGATTTCATCTTGTCACTAACCAGTTGCGCTCTTTGCTGGAGTGCCTGCTGTGCTAATGGCTTGTCCTTACACTTACAGCCTTGGTTATTGATTATCTTCTTGCCTTTGTCGGGCCCCATCGGGATCTCCATTTCCATTCGCTTCACTTCACGCTCACAGCTTAAGCAGCAGTAATGAGCGATCTGCTTTTGTTTAATGGCTGGGAGACCCAGGGGACCGGACTTCACTTTCTCCAGTCCCATGTGATTCACTCCCTAGAATCCATAGTTGTATTTCTTTTCAGGTACTGCCGGCTGCTGTCTTGGTTTAAATTGGACAGTCTTACTTCGATTAGACTTGCTAAGTTGGTAGGAACGGACAGACTCTATATCTTTTAGATTGGCTCGATCCCACTCGCTTAGAATCTTGTTGATATAGGTGAAATTGAATGCACCATGCGAGACAGCTTCTCCAATTGCTTCAATAACGACTGCATCAGTTAAGTCCTTGCACCATTCGATCAATTGATCTCGTACTAGAGGTGGAATTCTACCGATGTTATTCTCGTAAACTAGCAGGGCGTCTTCTTCTTTTCTCTGTAAGTTAGTCTCTGTGTAGTCTCTGGTATAGGTTGGTTCATTTTGACCCAATCGATTGGTGCAATCTGACCCTACGATAGTGTCAACTTGACCTGAGCCTTTTGACTCATTTAGTTCAATTTGACCCGAGCCTTTAGTCTTAATCTCCAACTTTTCGTAATCAATGGAATACCAGATTGTTTTGTCATAATTGGCTTTGTTGTAATTGCCTTTTATGATCAAACCTTCTTTATAAAGCTTGTTCAAAATTCGCTTAATCGTGCTTTCAGACCAGAATGGGAATTGTTGCTCCCAATCCTTAACTGTGTTGTATATCCAGGTTCTCCCGTCTTTTTTATGCCTGGACTGCTGCATCCAAAAGTGAATCTGCTGAATGACTATTGCTTCGTTGAGACCGATTTGTGTAGCCAGTGAAGGTAATACAAGCAATGGATACTCATCAATCAGTTTTTTGCTCCCATGAATCATGTTCTGCACCTCTCCCTTTAGGTGTTTATTACTTATCCCTTATCTTCTGTAGTAGATTTGTTCACTTTCTTGACCAGTCACATGTTTCTCGATGAAGCACTTAGATACATTGCGACCTTTATGCTCTGTCTTTAATCTGTTTTTAGCTTTTTCAATAGCCTGAGCATCGTTATCAGCTAAATAAGTGAAGTTTCTCCATTGATTCTTTTTAGGGCTGAATACGCATTTGTACCAGACCTTTACGCTAGACTGTACCGCCATTATCACCCTCCCTCCTTTCAAGAATTGCTTGTCCATTTTTGACGCTCAGGAACTCGTAACCTGGATGAATCTTCTCGGCATATGCCCTTACATATTTGAGAAAGAGATCGTTCTTTGCATCCTTGTTCTTGCCAGCGTCAGCCAAGCTGTAATAACAGTGTGGTATGGCTGTTTTAAGTTGCATCTTCTAGCAGATGACTGTGTTCGTGAATGTTGCCGATAATCTCTAATTCATCATCTTGGAAACTTATAAAATGAAGAATAAAACTACCATCACAGCCGAAATATTCACTTTCTGGGCTATTCCAGACTTCGAACAAACCATTACTATCTTTAACCAGACCTATATACTCATGATCATCTCGGTGACCGCCGGTAGTATCAAAATCAACAAATTGAATAATGTCTCCGTCGTAAATTTCAGTACCGTTTTTGTCTTTTAAACCTGTGAACTGTTCAATCTCAAAGCGATCAGGAAACAACGATTGATGAATAGCTGGTTTATCGAATGTTCTTAATGTTAAATCGCCAGTTAGTGAGATTGACAAGTCTTCTAATTCACCGCGATAAGCTTTGTATGTTGGCTCGAAGAACTTGTTTTTCTCTTTATCCCATGCTCTGAATTTTAGCTTCCTCATACTTCTCCTCCTCAGAAAGGTAAATCATCATCTGAAATATCAATCGGCTCACCCTTGTCTTTGAATGGATCCTCATTCTGCTGCTGGTTAGCTTGTCCACCGCCGTTGTAGCTTTGGTTATTACTTTGACCGCTACCGCTGCCGCCTTTTGATTCGAGGAACTGTACGCTGTCAGCAACGATCTCAGTCACATACACTTTCTTGCCTTCATGGTTATCAAAGCTGCGTGTCTGTACTCTGCCATCCACTCCAACCAGACTGCCTTTGCTCATGTAGTTAGCCAGGTTCTCCGCCGGCTTTCTCCAGACAACACAGTTGATAAAGTCTGCTTCACTTTCTCCTGATTGGTTTTTGAATGGTCTGTTTACAGCTAGTGTGAAGTTAGCGACTGCCACTCCGTTTGGTGTGTATTTGAGTTCTGGATCTTTTGTAAGTCTTCCAACTAAAACAACTCTGTTTAGCAATTCATTTCCTCCTATTCGTAGAGCAAGGCTCCCACTTCTATCGTGTCTGCTAGTTTCTTAGTCTGCCGGCAATAGTTGCAGTTACCACAGCTGATCGGTTCTTCTTCGCCGGACTTCAATTTCTTGAATCTCTCCATTCGCATCTCCAGGTATTCCTCCTCGAAAGCGAACCGAGATTCGTCAAAGTGGATCACCGCTTTATTACATGGATTCTCTTTTGTAACTGCCACAATGTAAGGTGTAAGTTCCTTGCCTGTATTAGCCTTTATGACTAAGCGATACAGAGACATCTGGAGGACGTAATCCCATGCCTCAACAAAAGACACCCAACCTTCATATTTGTTGCTCCAGTAGCGTTTATGAAGCTCCTGCGTGGTCTTGATGTCAGAGAAGAACCCACGGTCTAAGTTGATATTGTCTGCTTTCATCTTCCAAGGAACTCCGAACAGTTCAGCTGTCATGATGACCTCTTTTTCACCTGTCAGAGCGAACATGGATAAATCATCGTTTTTCAATGTCTCGATCATCCGGTCAGCTGTTTCGAAGTCTGCATATTTGCCGTTCTTCTTGAATATCGCGTCACTGTTCTGTGTCAGAATGTCATTGAATACTTGATCACTCTCGAACGCTCCGTGAACGTAGGAGCCAACCAGTAAAGCGTTGGTAGTCGGCTCTTTATATTCACCTTTCAGCTCGGCCATTGCTTTGGCTTCGCATTGTTCGAATCGCTTGAACTGGGAAACCGAGAAGTATTCCCGGTTAGCTTCAGTCGAGTGGTAGTTTGCTTGGGTCAAGGTCATTAATGCTGACATCATCTTTCACTTCCTTTGGCTTGTCCTGCTCTTTCTTCATGTCTGCAGCTAGTGGGCTGGATGGTTTGTCATCTTTCGGATTAGTAGCTGCATTCTTCTTACCGAACCAGTCAGCCGCTTTAGACATGCCATCCTTTATTGAGGTGTAAATCTTGCCCAGTCCTGCTAAATCACGATCTGTGAAGGCTGAAATGTTATAGCCGATATGTTCCTCAAGTTGCTGCTGCGTGACGCCGTATTCCTCTTTGAATAGTTCCAGTGTTTTAGATATACGGTCTTTCAATGGACGACCATTTCCACCTTCCAATGTCTTGTTGCACTCCTGAACAGCTTTTTCAACGATGTCACCTGGAATGATACCGAGGATGCATGCACGAACCCGACGGGAACCGTTGTTTGCAACCAGTTCGTAGATATCACGTGGATCATCCAGCTTTTTGAGCTTTCCTCCGGCTTTTCTTGAGTGCTTTACAGTGAAAACTTTCTCCTGTCTTACGTTTGTTTCAAGATCCCAGGCATACGCTAAGGCAACTGATTCACCTTCGCGCTGCTCAAGCTCTTTTACACCGAATGACAGGTTGCCCCAGTTTTGTGCTAGTACCTCAGCCAATCGGATGGATGGCCCTTCTACCTTCGTCCCACCCCTTGGATAGCTGTATACTGCTACTTCTGCCAAAGATGCGCGTTTGCAGTTGTCCAGGATGCGCTGTTCAGATTGATAGATGTTCCGAGGAAACTGACGGGCCATGAATATCTGACCCTTTACCTCCTCCATTTCACGGCTGGATGATGCTTGTCCTAAGACTGATGGTTGTTGAGACTGTTCATATTGCTGTGCGAGATTGCTCATTTGTCTTTTCGCTCCATTCTTTAAATCGATTTATTTGATAATCATCATGTGTATCAATAAGTTGCTGTAAATCCCTTGCAGTGCCGTATATGGCTACTAATCTTGTGACGGAGCAGTAAGAGTCAATTGGATTCATGCCGTTCTGAATGTTCATGTAGTACGTTCTGATGAATCGATCACCGTGAATGCCTTGTACCTCCATGTCTTCACTCCCTTGATATTTGCCGGCCAATCAGCTATTCTAAAGGTGCGAACATTAGATAACTGACTGACCGCCACCTTATGGGTGGTTTTTTTATGCCGGTAGATACTTACCAGTTGTAATCGGATGTTCTTCCAAATCACGTTTATCAACTACAATCCATTTCTCATGAATTGCCATGTGCCAAAAGGCAATTTCGTTAGCATGATCAATCGTTTCGTACTCCTGTGCATCATTTATTGATTCAACAGTTGTCCATGGGTAAAGTTCGTCTTTACCAGTGTGCTTTGCGAAATGACCTGATTTAACGTTCTTAATGACGAATGGATATTTAATCTCCATTACTCTTCCTCCTCTTCGATTTCTTCCTGTTCGCGCTCCATACGCTCTATCTGACGCAGTGACATGTCATAGCCATTTCTGATGCAGCGAGAAATTCCCGGATGTTCTATATCCATTGCTTGTCCTCCTCTCCTATGTATTGAGCTATCCGATAGCCCTCACTAAGCACAGTATCTATGCTCACTGAGGAAGACCGGAGGGTCATTCCTGTAGTAGTTCTGGATTTTCGTATATGTTGCCGATGACTTCAAATGTCTTCAAAACTTCCCGAAACTCAGATATAACCCATTCTGCCGGGTCATCATTTGCATATTTGTAAGTGACTGTAAATGCTGATTCTTCATTGTTCCATCGGACAACATATCTTCGTTTAGAACCTTCTACCTTCAAAACATCACCCTCATAAATCTCCTTGCCGTTCTTGTCCTTTAGGCTGGTGTATTGCATGTACTGTAAATGCTCAAGCTTTTCATAACCAACATCAGGAATTCTGTCACCTTCGACTGTATCTACTACTGTGTTATGGAATTTTTCTGCCACTATCCCATTGCTATCGAAGTAGAAATGAACATCTTCCTCTTCGCCTGTATAAAGCATTTTGAAATCGACGTTATCCCAAGCTCGAAACTTAACATCTCTCATAACTTCCTCCATCCCGTCACACTGACTTTTTCATTTTTGATGCTTTACCTGCGCGTCTTCCGACTTCGCTTGGACTCAATACCGGCGTGTTTACTGCATCTTCCAAGCTCCAGCCGAGCCGTCTTCTCATATGGACTGTGGCTTTGCATAAACCGTTCTTTTCCATTGTTTTTAGATGTTCAGCAGTAAGGATGCGTTTCTTGTCTACATAGCGTTTGAAGTAGTCTGGTTGATTTCTGTCTAATGGTTTTGTTGCTGCTACTTCTGGATCAAGGCCAGCATTTTTTATTCGATACATGAATGCTCCGTAGGAAATTCCATTCTTCTTGCAAACATCTTTCCAATCTCCCCATGGCGTTTGATTTCTTTTCTTAATTGGTTCTGTGATAGCTTTCTGTTTGTCCCAATAAAATGTCCTAACACGTGCATCGAGGATTCTTCGTGAAATACCGTTTTTCTCAGCGATTTCATATTCTTCTGGCGTGATATACAAATCAGGTTCCATTGCTACCAGCCTTTCTCCGTGTTATAATTCGGGTGAGATAACTTCTTCAAGGCGCAAACAGTTACCGCTGTTATGCGTCTTTTTATTTGATTTTGGATTTAAATTCTCCATAAATTTCATCTACAGTCTCTAATATGAGCTTGTTTAAATCTTTTACTGCTTCTGGATGGTTATCTAATTCATCAGTTTTAATTTGTAAGTCAAGTAATTTTGAAAGCTTCGAGATATCGTTTTTAAATTCGAGAAGTGCCAAATATCCGTTCATGATTTTCCTCCTTATTTGCTTCCGATGATGCATGCAGCTATGAAGAATGCGAGTACTAGTCCGGCAGATACATAGATTTTCCAAGTGTGGAATTCCTCACTCATAGCCTTTTGTGTTCCTTATCATGACGTTTAGCATGTGCTGTGGATCCATCTGGCCGAGCATCATCACCGCTCTGTCCATTGCGATCTTGCTTAAACGATAGTTTTCTAGGTTGTCCAATGATCTAATTGCATCGACCAGCTTCATTTTCGCTTCTGTATAGTTTTTCGCTTGCATCTGCTCTTGAGCGATATCCAAGTTATGTTCAAAGCAGTGAATCTCCGATTGTGCTCTTACCATGTCTTTCTCTGAGAAGTCTCCTTGTTGTATGTGTGTGAAATTCATCGTAGCGTCCCCTCCGCTTTCTGTTTTCTAAGTACAGCGTTACTGATTGATTTAGTAGATTGGTTGTACATCTGCGCCATAATTCCGTAGAAGTTGTCTCCGTATATAAGTCCTTCCTTAAGCTCTTTCAACATCCGTTCTACATATTCGCGAGTATGTTCATCTGACATATCCGGCTTAGCCAGCAGCTTTGTAAGATCGATGTGGGATAATGCTTCCTTTAGTTCCTTTACCGCCTTAATCCCAACTGCTAGATGGTTGTCCATATCGATAGCCGTTCCGTTCAACCGTGGTGAAGTTTTACCGTCCGAGAACTCATGCAGCAGTTCCATTTCATAAGTTGGATGATCTAGGACTGCGATTGAATGCGAAGCCATGTCCGGTGTCATCTTACGCTTGTCCTGCTTCATGGAGGATACCAGCGCCGTACTTGCATGTGTCTCCATCGCGAATTCCACCCCATTAACATCACCACTTTCGATAAGATTGGTAAGTGCCTTTCCTACAAAGCGTGATTCTAAATTACCCACTGTCATTAGCTCCCTTTTTGTTAATATTTACTTGCTCCCATTTACATCAATCCGCGTTACTATATAGGTACAGGCAATTAGCCAATCCCTTTACGCAACTGCCTGACGTTACTAAAATCAACTTGCATATCATTGCGATTCAGCCATTTCATAAATCTTTCAGTGACTACATATGGAGTGCCTAACTCCCTTTCTACACAGGCCTCTTTGAAGTCCGGACGCTGCATAAGTTGCGACACGGTTACGGCTCCCTTACCGAGAATCTGTTGCATATCTTTAGCTGACAGCAGCAATGGAAGATCGTTAGCAGTGACCTTGGCTTCAAGCTCCCTTACTTGAAGTTGCAAAGGTTCAATTGCTTCTCGTACAGCTTGCTTAAGCGTTTCTTCGAATGTCATGTTCTCACTCTCCCTTGTGAGGATTAGATTGCAGAAGCTTGTCCAATGAATTTATTTACAAAGTAGACCTGGCCCTTACCAGTGACCTTTGTAGTCCGAGTTTGTCTAAGTGCTCCACCGGTTCCAGTTCTTACTCCCTTTTTAATCTGGAACAATCCCATATCTAATGCGCGCTGCGTTGGTAAGTTATAGTAACTCCCTTTACTACAGATGTAGCCGTTATCTTTGAACCATCGATACAAGCGTTTCTCGCCTGTGTCGATTCCTTTTTGTTTCAACAGGTTTGCCATTTCTTTGACTGTGATCGTGTCGTCTGACACTTCGTATGCTTCTGCGAAAATAACTTTTGGCCGTTGTTGCTCTATTTGTTGTTCGGCAGCTTGTCGCTTGTTTCGTTCTTCTTTCAAATTAGTAAGTAGTTCGATTCCGAAGTCCGGATTATCCAGGATAGTTTCAATTGTTTGAGGTGTAGCATATGCTCCGTGTTTTCGGATACTTGGTAACACTTCTTGCTTGACCCATTTCTTGAAAAGCTTTGCTTCCGGCTTCCGACTAGCCCAGATAAGTTCATATAGACCGGATTCATTGACGATGTTGCTCATTCCCTGACGCCCTAAGTTGAACTTAGACCGTTCATCATCTTCTAATCTGCTTAGTACAACCGTCGGGTTAGTAAGATTGAGGATCCTACATACATCTGAAGCGATAAACCATGCTTCTTCCTTATGCGAAACTGTTCTGACGGGTTGATTCTGAAATTCGAAAACTCTTTCTAAGGTTTCCATTGCCATCCTCCTATCAACTAGATTGATTAACTAACTTCTTGTGTAGTATGAGAATCTTGTACTTTTTGATTAAATAAAAAGCTGATATCTCTGTCCAGAATGTCAGCAATAACAAAGGCTGTTTTAATACTTGGTGATGAGACTCCATTTTCCCAGTTAGACACTGTAGCTTTACTGCTAATCCTTATTCCGCGGGACTTTAACAATGCAGCTAACTCTTCTTGGGTTAAGTTTTTGGATTCTCTCGCTAAAACCAATTTCTGGTTCTTCATCCTTTATGCACCTCCTTTTGTATAAGTATCTTGTACCGTAATTAAAGTATAAGTCTAAGATACTTGTATGTCAACACATTTAGTACAAGTTTTTTATACATATATTTAATTAGAAATCATAAACATGTACAATTACCTTGTACGTTATATCCTGGAGGTATGATTGTGTTCGCTAAGAGATTGAAATACATGAGGAAGTACAGGAATTTGTCCCAAGAAGAGTTAGGCAAAAAAGTTAACTCTACCAAAGGCACTATAAGCAATTACGAGAACGAACACAGCACACCATCAAATGAGATGCTTGTTCAACTCGCTAACGTCTTAGATACAAACACGGATTATTTACTTGGTAGATCAGATTCAATGGAAAGTAAAGAATCCGAAGAAGACTTCGAAGCATTCCGCAACCGGCCTGATCTTGAGGTCTGGTACAGAAACCTTCCTAAGTCCAGTGAGGAAGAACTCGAAATGCTCAAAGAGATGTACGAGATCTGGAGAAAGAGAAATAAGTAAGATGGAAAGCAGCCAGAGCTGTTTTACATAAATAGTCTTAATACAATCTATTAAAATGGGGGCATTTAGTTTGAAAAAATTGCTTGGCATCTTGTTTGCTGCGATGTTGGTCTTTGTTTTAGCTGCATGTGGAAGTGACAACACTTCCAAGGAAGAAGAAGGTAACACTTCCGAGGAAGAGACAACTGCAAACGCTGAGAGTGCTGAAAAAGAAGAAGCTGAACCGGCCGAGGAAACTACTACTGAAGGCGGGACATCCATCGGAGAAACTGTTTCTAATGAAGGCGGAGATCACACTCTTGTTAGCCTGGCTGAGGATGTTGGTACATTTGAATCCGGTCCTATGACGTTGAATATTACTAAAGTAAATGGTGTTTCTTCTAAATTAAAAGGTCAACTAGCTACAATGATGGACACTGAAGAACTTGAGTATATCCAAGTTGACATGAACGCTGAAAGTTCCAGTGATGAAAATGTTTCATTCTACCCTTCTCAGGCTACATTGGTAACAGATACTGGTGAACAGCTTGAGCCGGATATGATGATGAGCGAGCACATGGATGGAGAATTCATGGGTAAAGTGAAAAAAGAAGGAATCAACTACTACATCCTCGAACAATCTAAGGCAGCTGATGTAAAACACGTTAAGCTAGTAGTATCTGGTGCTACAGACTCAAATTTTGAAAAGGTTGGCGAAGATATTACAATTGAAACTGACCTAAACCAGTAAGATTGCCCCATTGGGGCTTTTCTTTTACAGTAAAAAAGAACGTATGTTCGAATATAATGGGTTATTATGGAACGATTTGTCAAGTTTTACCGTAGAATTATCTGACTATTCTTTCCTATAATTAAGTCAAGCTGGGAAGTTAGCCAGTATTTAGGGGAGGGATCTACAGCATGGAAATCGAGAAGACTCGCAGCACAATTGAAGAACACGTCAGAGATTTGTATCACAGATTAGAGATCACTGAACCTTGGCAGATTGATAGGTTTGAAATCAGCAGGAAAATGAATATTGACCTCCATTGTTCAGACAAGGGCAGCCGCGCTTTCCGGATTGGGGACTGGGAATGCGTGATACTGCATAGGGGACTGTCTGAACAGGAACTACATGCAGAGTTCTTCCATGAGCTCGCGCATATTTGCAGTCACACAGGCGTACAGCACCGAATGCCTAAGTATTTGTATGATTACCAGGAGTGGCGAGCAGAAGCATTTATGCTCCACTGTTTGGCTCCGACATTCATGTTATTAAAGGATGGAATGCCTCGAAGTGAAAATGAAGCACTCTATCTACTCTGTGAGCGTTATAATATATGCGAGGATCATGCTAGAAAGAGATACCGCATGCTCGTCAGCTAAAGAAAGGGAGTGAAATAACGTGGCGTATATGAACGAATACGAGACCAAGAAAGGTAAGTATTATAAAATTACCGTTTCCGCTGGAATCAATCCTTCTACAGGGAAGCAACGCCAAATCACACGTAGGGGCTTTAAGACAAAAAAAGAAGCCCGCGCAGCGATCACACAGATCGAGTACGAGCTTGGGTTGGGTACATATGTGCATGAAGCCAGCATAAAGTTCGCCGACTTCGCTGAGGAATGGTTTAAATCGTACAAGCACACGATTAAATCCAGCACTGCCCGCACCCGGGAACGAAAAATGAATTTCCTGATTAGTGTTTTCGGCAAAGCTAAGATTAAGGATATCACGAAAAGGAATTATCAGCTATTCATTAATCAGCTGCATGAACAAGGATACAAGCGTAATAGCGTTGTGGAAATGCACATAACAGCAAGGCTTATCTTCAAGAAGGCAGTAGAACGGAAGATTATTAAAGAGAATCCTAGCGATAACATTATTTTCCCGAAAGAAAAGCTTACAGTCGAGGACCTTGAGTCAACCGAAGAGAAAGTTAAGTACATGGAAAAAGAAGAACTGACAGTCTATTTGGAAACAGCTTTAGAAAAAGGATTGGAAAGCGATTATGAAATCAATACTTTCCAGGCATACACCGGCATGCGTTCTGGAGAAATTGCAGCATTGAAATGGCCAGACATTAATTTCGATGAAGGAACCGTCAGAATCACTAAAACTCTTTTTGGTGAGGGAAATCACAAGAATTATGAGTTGCTGACGCCCAAAACAAAGAGTTCCATCCGTGTTATTGAGCTAGATCCATTCGTGCTTGATATGTTGCAGGAGTACAAACGAAAGCAGAACATCATTAAAATGAAGCACAGAATCGAATACCATGATGAAGATTTTGTTTTTGCTCGATTAAAAGAACATAAAGGCTATCCGCGATCAGTTGTATCATTTGGCGCCAGAATGAAACGTTTGCTGCGATTGAGTGGAATCAACAAAGATTTAACACCCCACTCTCTTCGACACACACATACATCATTGTTGGCCGAAGCAGGAGTTAGTCTTCCGGAGATACAAGAAAGACTTGGTCACAGAGATGATAAAATCACCACGAGCGTTTACTTACACACGACAAAAACGGTTCGTAATTTGTCAGCTGAGAAGTTCTCGAATCTCATGAAAAGTGTCCGTAAATGACCATTTTCCTCGTGATTATGGTCAAATTATGGTCACAAGTTTAAAATAACCTCTGAAAACCCCACTATAACAGTGTTTCTAATCCTAGTAGATAGTATTT